TTGTCTTGAACTATTGCTTGATTAGGATCATATCCAGAGAAAAAGTTTGTATCTGCCATGTTTGTCGCTCCCGTTGTTCCTTGATCTGGAGTTCCGCCAGAACTTAATAAACCAGATGGTGTAACTTGGCTAATTGCGCCACCTGTTACGCCACCTGCTAGTGCTTGATCTAAAGGCTTTCCACTTAGTAGCCCTGATGCAGTACCACCAGCCACATTTCCTGCCAATGCAGAACCTGTTTCAGCCCCAACTGCTCCACCAACTTGCGCTCCTGCATAACTTATGGCGGCACTCTGAAGAGCCTTTTCTGGACTTTGACCAGCATCTAAAGCAAACCCTGCATTTATATAAGGTATTAGGTATGTTTGCCCTGTTGCCATAGCAGTCGCTATTGCCGCAGTCTGTAACGGGTTATCCAATGCCGCTTGAACAGTTTGCTCAACCGCCTTAACAACGGGTTGTACTACTTGCTCAATAATTGGTTCAACAATGGGATCAACCACAGTTTCCACAACTGGATTAAATACTTGCCCAATAAATCCACCACAACATCCCATGTTATATCTCCATTGACATTAAGTAAGGGTCAACTTTTCGTTTTTCATCTTTCTTAAAACTAACGGAAATTGCTCCTGCGGTTTTTGCTAGTCTTTCTGCTGTGGTTGTATTATCAACATACATCTGCAATAAACGAATATTTGCTTTTTTCATGGTAGCAAAGAATTCTTTAATTGCTTTTATGTAACCCATTGCATTGCCACCATTGACAATGTAAAACAATGCACTATTGCCAGAAACCTTATAAATAAACATACAGTCGCCAGAACGAACAGCAAATGCGTGTTTTTGCTTTAATGTGCCATTTATTTCGGCAATCATTTGCTCTTTTGTCGTATCAAGATTGTTATTCTTGATATGGTTTGCAACAATTTGTTCTGGAGTCATTACACAGTTCCATTCGCAATGATGTTGCCAAGCACAGTCAAATTGCCAGAAGAGTCAATCTTTGCCACAGCAGTTGAGGAATTGTAAATATACAAAACATTGGATGCTTCAGTAAACGAGAAGTTTGTCAATGTTCCATCGGCCTTAGATGCAATGGCAGTTTGAATATTGGTGAACTCTGTATCAATCTCAGAGCCTTTGACAACCTTAGAAGCATTACCAGAGGTAAGAGAATCTTTGGCTGCAAAGTTGGTGGTTTTTGTGTAATTTGCCATGTTATTTCCTTAAACCAATTTTCCGTGTTTAGCTTGAATTTCAATCTTTTGGATGCTTATGGATGAACCATTGATTTGAATCTCATAGCCAGTTTGCACAACTTTTCCAAAACCTGATGCTTGTCCAATCAAAGTTGTTAATTGAATTCCATTTGAATAGTAAGCAATTGTCGTTGCATTGTCTCCATATTCAGCAATTCCATATTCAGCAATGGTGCTAGTTCCAATGTTGACTGTGCTGGAGTAATACTGACCAGTAAAGTCATATCCCCACTTGATCACAAAACCTTGGTTTGTTCCGCCAATCACAACAACTGCAATCCTTTTAAGGATAGAGGTGACATTTGGATCGCCCAGATCAGCATAGTTGGTGTAATACTGGAAACGATAAGTAGATGCATGATCTAAATAAGTGCCATATTTTCCAATGTAGCCATTTTTTCCAATCAGCAAATCACCATTCCTGCGAGACAGCAAAGCAGTTGGCTCGATGCTATCCCAGACAGTAACTCTAGAAGCCCCATCTTGCAATACAGCCTTTGTATCAAATACATAAACTTGCTTGGCAGTTGGAAGGGTTAACAGATAGAAGGCATTGATCTCAGAATAAACCGCCTTAATGTTAGATGCAGTTTCTGATGCAACATAGTTCATCAAATCATTACGCACATTTTTGGACAAATCACGCAAAGGTGCTGACTTCTCTTGGATGGTACGCATCAAACTGCGAACACCAGAGTTTGATAAGAAAACTATGTCTGCCGCAGTGGTGACAATCGAATCTCTTGATATACAACCAATGTTGCCAATAGAGTCACTCAAAGCCAATGATGATGGAGTTGTTGGACTCGAATACACCAATATTTGACGCTTGCCAAATATGATGAGAAAGCCATTGTGTGCGCCCAATCCCATGATCTGATCTGATCCGTTTGGCCAGACTTGGGCGACATTCAATGATCCAGATGTGCCACCTGTCCAATTGTGTCCCGCCAATAGATCAGAGAATGTGATGGTTGCATTGTCTGTGGTGGTATCAGCTACCCACAAACGGCCAAATGCCGATATGGCAATGTTTCCCTTTGGAACTGTGCCTGTATAACCAGTTTTCTCAGAAACCCGTCTATAAGTGGTTGTACTTACCGCAGGGTCATAGATCAATGGGTCATAGCCAGATTGGAAGAAGTAGGTGATGCCATTCAAAGATGCACATTGCCAGTTGCTGGCCGTAATGGTTGGCGCAGTACCACCCCCACCATAGGTCAATTCAACTACGGCGTTTGATCCATCCAATTTGAATAACTTATTGTTTCCAGCAAATAGCACAGTCAATGTGCCATCGAGCTGAACTAACTCATGGATTACTTTTACATCATTTGCGCCTAAGTTTCCAGAAGAGGAATTTACCCGTGAGTATCCTTTTCTAGAGCCAATGCGTCCATATTGGTCAATGATGCAGTTGGTAGCAATCGAGGCAAAACCCGCCTCTAAGGTTAAAGGCGAGTCTTGAGTGTTTAGGCCATAAAAGCCTGGTGCTTGAACACTAAAGGTTTGGAGTGCCTGTGCCATTAAACCGCCTCAAAAGAATCATTCTCTGGCGATCTAGCCAACTCCAACGCTATCAGGTCAGACATACATGATCTGTACATTGCATAAGCCTCAGAACTGCTCATACCACCATCCTCGCCACGCTCAATCAATGCCCTGGCATACGCACCCAAAACAATGGGTTCTTTCGCCAAAAGAGTTGTAGATGAGTCTGTTGAGAAATCTTCCTCTGGAACAATCAAACTGAATCGAATGTTGTATACCGCATTGGGAACAGGCCAAAACTTGACCTTAATATCGCCATTGGTGTCTACACCTTGGAAGGTGTAATAAGTCGGCAGATTTTGTTGTGGCGTTGGTGTTGTGTAATAAAAGGAATCATGGTCTGCATGGGACAATGGCTCCATCTGGTAATAACTGGTTGTGTTGATCACATCCATTGTCTTGAAACGCACTCCTGCACCAGTAATGCTATATCCAGTAGCTTGGCCACTTACTGTGGTTACATTAATTGCATTATTGAAAGCATCCCAGTCATAAGCATCAGAAACTTGACGCTTGGCATCATTTATGAATTTGCCAATGAGACTAGAAAAAGATGTTGCGGAAACAGTAGCAACCTGTGGTTCACGCAAACGAACCAACACATCGTTGACTAATTCTAAATAAGTAGGTAAGGCCATAGACTACTTTCCTTTATTTCTTGCCGAAATCGCTTTAGCTTTTGCCTTTGCGTCTGCCTTGGATGATGCACCCCATGCTTGCAGAGAAAGTAGCAACCTTGTTGGTTTGCCATCTTTATATTCTGCGCCTTCCATGTTGCCCATCCTGGCGAGAAAAGAAGCCCGTCTTGGATTGTCACCCGATTTTACAGGTGGTTTGAGGTTTCCCCCAGTCTCTGCATTATAGGATGCTCTCCCTTTGGCGTTCAAGCCGCCCTTTGGATTTTGACCAGCTTTTGTTTGCCAAGTGGGAGATTTCATCACTTCACCTTTTTTGGTTTCTTCGCAGTTTTAGCAGATTCAATAAATGCCTTGGCAGTTGGCGCACCTTTGCTGCCAACTTTCCGCATCCGTTCACCAGAGCCTGCTTTAATTCTTTCTTGTTTGGCATGGATATTGGCATAAAGTCCTTGTTTTGGCATTACTTCATGCCTTTAAGAGTTTTGGCTAACCTTGCCCTTTGGCCAGTAATGCCAGGCTGTTTGGCTGCCTTATTTAAGGCTTTTGCTGGAATGTTTTTGCCAGCTTTAATGCCCATTGTTTGACGCAATGCGCCAGGCTTTTTGATTGCTGACTGAATCCACTTAGTAGCCATAACCACCACCTTTCTTTTTTGGTTTGCTCATGCCTGCCTCACTCATGGCAATAGCCACAGCCTGCTTTTGAGACTTGACCACGGGGCCTTTCTTGGAGCCTGAGTGCAGTTTGCCAGCCTTGTATTCTTTCATTACCTTGCCGACTTTAGCCATCTTTGGTGCTTTCATTTTCATGGGAACTCCTTAGTTAAGTTCAGTTACAGTAACAGTTGATGTAGTAATAGCCGCATCTTTGATAAATGCGATCTTTTGACCAGGCGTTACTTTAATGATTTCTGACTGATTTACGCCAATCAGAGGAGAAGTAGTTGTTGCCGCAGTTGGACTAGAGCCAATAGCAAAATGGCAATGTCCTTGGGCGCAAGCAATACGAATCATTGTCGTGTTTGCACCAAAAGCGGTCATTTGAACGCTACTTGTAGTGACTGTCGCCACTTGGGTTGTCCCCATTGAAGGAACGCCAAAAGCAACTTGGTTTGGGTCTAATTGAAAGGTACTCATGGTTTTTCCTTACTGAAGGGTAAGTTGATAAAGGGTGTTTTGGTACAAAGCAACGATTTCATCAATCTTGTTTTGTAAAGCTGTCTCAGTGCGAGGAACGATCTGCTGGCGATTGGCCTCGATCCATTCCATTTCTTGGCGCAATACCTCTGAAACTGTCCCTTTGTATTTGTTGGTTACATAGGGAATATCCAAACGGATTGCATAACGCCCTTGATATTGTTGGGCAAAGTCATCTGCTAGGGGAATAATTGCCTCATAAAACTCATTAAGGGTTTTATGCTCTGCAAAAGATAAGGTTTTTAGATGGATGCGGTGGGTAATTTCTCTTGCGAGAAATAGCATCCCAACAAATTCACCAGCTGTATTGTTTGCCATGCTTAATCCTTAGTTATCGGGCCACCAGATTTCCATGCGTCACAAGTGCGCTTGGCGGCACAAGTGAAGTGGAAAAGTTCACAAAATCCCAGATTGGCAGCGTCAATAAATTGCTGGTCATAGGACAATTCTTTTTCAGATTCATTCATTGCCTCTAGGCCACCTTTGATGCATTCCATCATCTTTGGGGTTTGAATGAATGCGGCGCAATTGCCACAACGCATATCTTTTACAGTAGATGTTGGTGCGTTATACATTTTGGCTTTTTTTAACCAAAAGGCATCATTCGCATCATTTGGATTTGGTGGGCCATATCCATACTTTTTGAAAGCATTATTTCGATTCTTCAGATTGGTAGTGACATCCTGAGTCGCCACAGGGCAAACCATTCCTGAAAGCATTCCCGCCTTCATTTAAGCAACCTTCCACCAATGAAGGTGATAAAGCCACCAGCCATAGATGCGATGGTCATGCCCATCCAAAAGCCACCCTTTGATTTGTTGGCCAACTCAAGGAGTTCCTTGACATCTTTGGCTAATTGGTGAACTTCAGTCTGCAAAGCCTCAACTTGGGCTTCTATCCTGCCGAAATCTCTTGCATCAATATCGCTCATAACAATTGTTCCTTGCGAGGTCTACCCGTAGGCTTTCTCAAAATGATTGTTTGCCTTGTTCCATCTTCTTCCACCACAGTAGGCACATCAACAACCTGATATTCTGGGTGGCGTTTCATCTCATCAATGTCATGTTGCGCTGTGAATTCAACCACAGTTCCGCTTCTGATGCACTTGAACAAAGCCATTTATATTCCTAATGAAGAAAAGGGAGGCAAGCCCCCCTTCTCCTTAAACGATCAAACGACCGACAACTACACGGATTTTGGCAGAAGCCAAATCCACAGTACCGCCAGTTTCGTTCTGAACACGAATAGATACCACATCAGCGGCACTTACATATCCAGTAACAGTCAAGCCAGCCTCGCTGACAGCGAAAGATACACCTAACACCATGTCACCCAAGGCAACGCCTGGAACAGCCACAGTATCGGTTTCACCAGCCGCATCAACTAAAGAACCAGCATCTAAGGTTGCAGTAACAACCCATGTATCACTAAACATCCCACGAAACTGGTCATTACCACGACGTGAGGTTACAGAGGTAGCAGAAGCCATATTTTTCTCCTAATTAAGTTAAAAAAGTCCCCCCACCATTTAGGCAGGGGGCGCAACTGCAATTAGGCTGGAACTGCCAAGGCAAAAGCCGAGGAAGACAAGGCTGCACCAGTAGTGGCGGCAGTACGGACAGCTTTCACACCATAAAGTGTGTCAGATGTAAACAAGGTGCCAAGGTACTCTTGTTTGTACTGAGTTTGTGAACGCACATCTACTTGCTCAACCAATACCATTGACTCTTTGTGACCCATCAATGCAATGCGGTCAGTCTGGGTGTTGCCATAACCAGTGTCAGCGTTAGAAGTAACAAACACGGGGATGCCGTACAAGTTACCGATTTCGCCATTACGGATTGCATTGCCATTACCAACAAAAGCCTGCTCGGTATAACGGGCAAGACCCATTAAGGTGTTGCGGCTTGATGGTGGGATGATGAAGAAACGGCCATCCATTGGAGTATCGTTATCATCAAGGCGTTGAATGGTGCGGCGAATAGCTGCATCAGTCAAAGCAGAGGCGTTTGAAGATGTGCTGTTGTACACAGTAGTTCCATCACCACCAATGTATGCCTTGGTAGATGTGTTGGAGGTTGCATAGTCATCGGTGCCGACTGTTGCGCCGTTGAACGCACGACCCAATTGGATCAAGTCAGTGTCAACTTGCTTGGCCAATGCATAACCAGCGTCAGCTGTATAGAAGTTACGCAGGCTAGACAATGCTTGTGCCTCAACAATATCTTCAATCAAACGGCTATATTCATAGTGTTTGTTGATAGAAACTTGCACTTCTGTCTCAGTTGCAGCAATCAAGGTAACTTGAGTAGATGCAGACTTAGCAGAAGCTGAACCACGGGTAGGTGCTGGAAGGTGAACTGTGTCGCCCTTCTTACCCTTGAAGTTCATTTTGTTAATCAAGTTTGCTAAAACTAGATTTTTCTTATAGGCAGCAATAATCTCATCCGACCAAATTTGGGGGATAAACTTTGCTGCCGTGGTGGTGGTTACATGTGACGTACCTAGTGCCATATTAAATTCTCCAAGATTAAAAAGTTATTTCACTCGACCCTCAGAGTACGCCTGCATTATTTCTGGTTGCAATGCCTCGTACCTATCAGGATCGTTCATTTTTAGCCGAATCAGGTCAGCTCTCCTGTAAATACGCTTTCCAGATTCTCCCGATCCACCAACATCAACTGCGGCAGCTTTCAGATTACTCTTGCGACTTGACTCTCCGTCACTAGTCACTTGTCTCGTCTTCACGCCACGCAATTCTTTGAAAGTGGAAATCAATTCATTCGCACTGTCGAAATCGTACTCACTGTCGGCCTTTGCAAACAGATTTAATCTCACATTGGATGATTTAATCCAATTAGAGAACTCTGGATCAGCAGTTACTTGCTGAAAATCAGGGTGCGTCTGCGCCAACATTTGTTGTACTTGCATCTTTTTGAAGTCATTGGCAGCCTGCTTGGCAGCCAGGACATCAGGATGTCTTTCAACAGTATTCTGAATTGCTTTCTGAGGATTCTCAAAAAAGTCTACTTCAGGTTCAACTTGGGCATGTTGGACATTATTTCCAAGATTTTGCTTAATTAGTTCATCAGCTAATTTACGAACTTCTCCAACCTCTTGGGCTTGACGGCCAACAAGTTTTTCAACTTCTTGGTGCATCTTTATGACATCTTCTAATGATTTATTCCTATATTTTTCAGGAATCTTAGAATCATCTACCTCAACTTGGTCTTCAATCTTCGCTTCTTCAGCCTCTAACTCACTAGGCATCTCGTCTTCATTGTCAATCAACATACTTTTCCTTTTCCTGCCTCAATGGGTTCTAGGAGTTTTTAACATGAACTCGACAAAATTGTTTATGAGTTCGCTTTGCGTTCTGCTGCCAGTTTTTCACGATGGATGCGGTCAAACTTGTTGGCCGCACCAGGGAAACTCCCTGACCATCCTTCTAACTTAACAGCTGGCGCACTGAGAATGCGGGTGGCTTGCGCTCCACATTCACACCTAAAACTGACCGCCTCATAATCAGTCAGTCTTTCGGTTTTATGTCCGTTTTCACAGACAAAATCAAACATTCTTAGCATCTAATTCCTCATACGCCCTTTGACTGACATCTCTCAATGTTTTTAGCCAAACTAGGATGGAAAGTTCGCCTTTTTTGAATTGTAGGCTTTTTTCATCAGGGATTGCACTGATATTGTTCAACGAACCAATCATGTTGTCAATATCGTCCATCAAGTCTTTCCATCCCTCTGTTGCCATAGTGTCAAAGCGGGCTTCATAGTACTTTTGTAGTTCTGGGGTCATGCTCTTTGCTGTGCTTGTGCCGCCACTTGAGCCTGATAAGCCGCAATAACTTCTTGTGTCCATGCCGTGTTGCAAATAGCAACAACATTACTTGGTACGCCTGTTAGGTCTTGGGCTGGTGTGAGGCTAGTGCGGTGGTAAGTCTGGCTTAGTTGCTTGCCATCTTCCATAATGCGAGTTGCCTCACGATAGAGAACGATGCCGTTCTCGGTTACTGTAATTTGGTCTACTACTGTTTCTTTAGTTAATGCCATTTTAAATCTCCTGTTAAGTGTCCGACTAAATAATCCAATTTAGTTAATTAAACTGAATAAGTAAATGTTCCATAAATTAATGTTCCGTTTTTCATTGCCGCCAAAGGTACAGCAGAACTATTTGTAAGGCTTGTACCACCACCAAAAAATAATGTAGTGCTATTAGCATCTGTATAACTGTATATTGAATACACATTTGTGTTTATTGCACTGTAATTTCCTACTAAACCAAACTGTGTTTTATCTGTGCTTGTAAAAGGTAAATTAACAATTCCATATATTTGGCCAGTACCAATTAAAGTAATACCAATGGACCAATGAACTGTAACTAAACGACCAATTTTTGTGTAACGACCAAAAGTATTTGCGGTGTCATAAGTGGCTGTTCCACCAACGCTAGGTGTCCAAGTACCTTCCTCATAATCATCTAGTGTGTTTGCATCAGATGAAGCAGATTGGGTTGCGGGGAAAGCGATCTGCCCACCAGTAAGATTGATAGTAGGTATCGTTGCTTGACCAGTCATAGTTGGCGTTGCAATCGTAGGGCTAGTTCCCAACACATTAGCACCCGTACCCGTAGAAGTTGTTACTCCCGTACCACCATTAGCAACTGGCAATGTTCCTGTTACGCCTGTAGTCAGAGGTAAGCCTGTGACATTGGTCATCAAACCTGATGCTGGAGTTCCCAAAACAGGCGTAGTCAGCGTTGGGCTAGTCAGCGTCTTATTGGTCAGGGTATCTGTCGTTGCCTTGCCAACTAAGGTATCGGTTGCCGCAGGAAGTGTGATGGTAGTTGTACCAGCCACCGCAGTTGCTTGCAATGTGGTTGTCCCTGAAGTTGAGCCAGAGAGGTCAATCGCATTAGGTTTTAGGGTTACTGTCGTTGCCATATTTTTCCTTTA